CGATTTATTTTTTGTAATCCAAAGCTTTCGCCATTGTCATCTTGAACAATGATTAAGTTTTGGTTTGTTCTGTTAAACACATCAACAACATTTTGTTTGATGATATCTAACTCTTTAGCTAGTCTATTAGACTTTAGCTTTAATTGAGCATAAGCCAGAATAACTTTTTTTTCTTCCAACTTTAGCTTTTTAACTGCATTAGTCATGTTTTCCTCTTTGTTAAATTTACAATCTTATGATTGCAACAACTGTATATATCCCATTCAATCTTATTACAAGAATTAATTTAACTTTTTTTTATCTTTTTTATTAAGGATATTATTAAGGGTATTAGCATCTGGCTCACTCCATATCTTTAAACCTGCTTTTTTTCCCAACTGCTCAAACATCTGCTGGAACTCCTGCTGACGCTGTGTACCTGTTTTGATATTGTTCTTCTTCTTAACGCGAGACGAGGAACGAGACGAGGCGACAACTGTCGCCTCGCTTTTCTTTTTATCAACCATTACCAACTACACCAATATTCAACGACCTTTTCCTCGTTGATACATTGTTCACAGAACTTTAAGAACTTGATATCTTGTTCCTTGTATTCTTTAACACTTTCCTCTTGGAACTGTTGCCCCCAAAAGAAACCATCTGTTGCAACATAATCCTTGAAGTCAGTTTCTATCGCCTTGCGTAAATCATCAACGACCTCTTTAGTTATGTACACAGGCGCATCACAATCAGAATTAAATCCTAAATGTGAAAGTTGTCCCTTATGCTCATGGTGTTCGTTCTGCTTGTCCCATTGTTGTGCCATGAACTGTTGAAGTCTTGCGTGTTTTCTCCACGAAAAGACTTTCTGATCTTTGCTATTATCATTCATATAAAAATCTTCCCAATCAATTTCTTGACCACGAAGTTGTGCGTGTTGGTCTAGTCCCATATCTTTTCTCCTTTGTTATAGGGTTAAACAGATACCTCTTATCATATCCCATTACCTAATGTAAAGAATTATCTTTTAGAATAATTCTAAACTAGAAAAGCAACCCACTTGGCTTACCACCACAGTCCTGACTGGTGTCACAGCTCCCTGAACTCTTTACCTATCAAACCATTCTTCTTTCAAACGAGCGAGAGAACGAGAGGCTTCGCAACCAAGTCCTGAGCTGCAGGGGGGTGCAAGAGTATGTGCTGCACGCTGGTCCCGCAGAGTCTGATGAACGAGCGAAAGATCTCAAGCAATTGCTGAAACGAGCGAGAGAGCAAGGATGAAGGTGATCCATCCAGTAGCTCTTGGAAAGAGTATGAGTCCAAACACCCACATGCTAATCAGTCCCGCGATCACGAGATGTTCCTGCAGCTTCTGAAGGATCCGTCACCTCACTGTCCTTCCAGCTGTATCCGTTCGCGATGCAGCGCGAGCCCGGGGCACCGGTCAACGCATACTGCTTGCCGGGCTCAGGTCTATCGACAACGCGATCTTCATCACGCCACCCATCGGGTGGCGTGTTCTCCTTATTAATTTTTTTGATCAATTTACTCAGCTTCATTGGCTACCTCCTCCAGGTCATCATCGTCAATGCCTTCGCAGAACGAAGAGTGATCCCCGGTGTACTCGTATATTTTGCCATCTACGCTTTCCCCATTTTCATCGACCTTTTGAAAGGTCAAAGAATGAACTTGTAGTCCGTAGTATTTGCTCATGTGTTTCTCCTTATATGTTGATTGAAATTATACCAAAGCCAAATAGTATGGCCAGATAAATTGCTGTTGTATATATTATTATCATTGCTCTCCTTTGTTGCGTGTCCAATCCCAGGTCTATTGAAGAAGCTTACTGTTAAACAGCCACGCCTAAAATAGTTAACCCCAATAGACCAGGGATCACCAGCTACTACAACAGTGCTGACTCCTAGAATTCAATTGAGTCAGCATACGTTCGCTGATGACCGTGCTACCGGACGAAGTCATATGAAGTTCATCTTTCCCCCGCGTTAACGGATAAAGGGTAGCATTCGCACACTAGTTGCGGTACCTTAGATTGCCTGCAGCTGCATCTAATGTGCAGACCTTACATAAGACATGATGGGATAAATGTCAAGAGGAATTTTTTAATTTTTTTAATCTTTCTTCAAACGACCATTTCTTTTCACTAGGTAGTTCTTGTACCATAGCTTCTACCAGCTCCTGTAGGGACTGGTTACGCTGCTTGAGCTCTTCTAGTTTCTTATTGTACAAACGAGATCTGTTCTGACTTCGAACGAGATCGAGAGCATCAAAATCTACTGCCATATCATTACTCCTTTTCCTTTTTCACATTACACATTTCTTCCCTGCTGTCCAGAAAAATTCCCACACGCCTCCTGATCCGCACCAGTATCCTGAGCTTCACCAGCGGGGGTGAAAGAGTATGACGAAAACGAGAACGAGCTTCTACTTGACACCGAGAACGAGCTCTACGCTGCTGGTCCCGTCACCAGGCTACGTTAACAAAGAGGGTAAGTAACGTAGCCAGGAAACGAGAACGAGGTTTATGCCACCTGCTGTTCAGGATCACGCTGCACCAGCTCCCTGAGCAGGTGATGCTGGATGGTGCTCCACTGACCGGTAGCCGAGAACGAGCAACGAGGAACAAGAGAACGAGGATCAGTGAAACTGGACACCGGTCTGTACAGTTCTATACGTCTCTGCGAGAGGGTCTTACCCAAGTTTTCATGTATGATAAATACAGTTCCACCAGCTTTGATATAACGGTTTATCCATACAACTTGCCACTTGTTTAGATTAGGATAATTAAGATTATCTGATTTTAATTCTAACCAAAAAACACCAGATTTATGTACGCCATGAATATCAGGAATTCCATTAATTGTGCTAGATTCTATGCGGGTTAAAAAGCATTCACTAAGTCCTTTTTTTACTTTCTGCCAAAGCAAACTTTCTCTTTTTTTATCTGACATAATTAACTAAGTTTTTTTATTTCTTTGATAACTGAATTAGGAATAATAGTGGTGTTGCCAATCGATTCTATGTCCTTACCATTCTCTGCAAATGAATAGTCTCCAAACAATCTAGTGACACCTTTTGATTGACTTAGGAGATGACCTTTGGTGATGCAGGTAGCTAAATTAGATTTCTTTAAAGCATCAAAGCTTGTCCAGGAGCTGTCCGAAACAATGTCAAACCATTCTACAGAAACCATAGGATATTTATCTATCTCAGAATTAATTCTTTTAGGTGCACTGATCTTTTTTCTATTCATCAATTTCTACCTTTATTTTACCAACTGATGTTACCAGAGTGGAGTTATGTACTTGATTAAAAGCGTCTAACCAATCGGGCCAACTAGCTGCTCTCAATTGTTGTAACGTCTTCTGACTTAACTTCAATTGTTTTGGCGTTGTATCCATCAATTTTTTGGGATAGTTCTTCCAATTTCTTTTCAAGTTGTTCACGTGACATACCCTCCAGACCAGTTACTGTAACTTCTTTTCTATCAACGTAAGCACCTGCTAATTGTCCTGATCTATATTCTGCATTGATAGCTGCAGCAAATTGATCTTTTTTCTCAGCTTTATTGGCAAGTCTTTCTAATCTTTTGTAACGTCTAAGGTTGTCACTTTCGTACATCTTAATTTCTTGTTCAAATCTTTTATCGTAATATTTTGCAATATGTGGATTTACTTTTCTATTTAATAATTGTGATGCATGTGATCGTGCAGTTTCTATACTTTTACTTTCGTAACCTGCACGTTTTAAAGCTTCCGCTTGTGTAATACTGCCATGCTCTTGTACTAAAATTTCAACAAACAATCTTTGCTTTGGAGTCAACTCGTGCTCAGTTTTTAACTCGTTTTTTTTCATTATTGTTCTCTGATATATTTTTGTAATTTTTTCTTATCACTCATCTCAGATGCATATGTTTGTAATGCTCTAGCATAATCTGTTTTTGCAGACTTCCTAGTTTTTAACGGTTGCATCTTTGTTAAATCAGTTATTGTTTTACCAGAAGTTTTAAAATATTTTTTAGCAGCAGCTTTAATACCTGTAGTAAGTAAACCACCAAACATCATTTTTTTGTACATTATATAAATCTTCCTTTCATAGCTTTTATAACACCACCAAGTTTTTTTCTACCCATTTTTTCGGCAATAAATTTTCTCACTGATTGTGATATTGCATCTTGATTAGCAGCTCTTTCTTTTGCAGTCATCATAGGAATTTGCATACCTTTACCTTTTTTATCAGATGCATAAGCTTTACCAAAAATTTGTGGTTTTCTACCCATCCATTTTTTTGATTCAACTTTAGGAGCTGACAAATAAGCAGATTTATCCATAAACTTAGTGTTTCTTATTTGTCTTTTAATTGACATTTTTTTAAGTTCATAAGGCTCCACCCCCATCACCACACCTTTTTTAGCCATTCCTTTAGATCTTCTAACTTGTGACTTGTGTTTTCTGAAAGCTTTTCTAAACTGTTCTTTTGCAGTATTAAAGATAATCTTTTTAATCATAATTTCTATTATATAGATTTTTCAAAGTAATGACTATACTCCCCTAGTCAACTGATGACTGCTCCGCAAGAGTGGTGTATCCCAGATACACCATAGATACACCATAGATACACCATAAAAAGTGACTTAAAGTATTGATATATATACATTATTCTTCTTCGGATACACCAGATACACCTCTTTTACCCCCTGAGCACTTTTTTATTTTCATTACTCTAGAATATCTATATAGTAAAAAATGAATTGATACATGAATACGGCTACTTGGCAACTTAACTGGTTCGTTGTCCGGTGGCCGTTATCACTTATTCCTTATCCAATACCACTAAAACTACTTTAGAATTATTATAAACTATATCATTGGACACAGATTACCGGATATGGTACCTTGGGACATGCGTACTATTTGTATGTCATGTAAATACCTTACAACGTCTGCAGGTCTTTTTTGCTCTCTTAGACCTGCAGGTGTAAAATACTTTTTTCCACCATGACTACCCTAACCTCTTAAGATTCTCTTCCACAATTTTTTTCTTAATTTCTCTTCTTTCCTCTTTAGATTCCGCCTCTCGATACAGTCTGTACAGCTCACGATAGTTCAACCAGTGCTGTTGGATTTTTGTAAATTTTATTTTGTCACTTCTAAGTAATTTAATATATTCTCCTCGAATCATCTCGGGATCCATATCAGCTGACCAGCACACCTCCTGAAAGTCATCAGAATTCTCTACAAACCACTTATGAGCATCTTCCTTCCAATACGTTTCTTTTTTAAAATTAGAAGTATTTAATGCGTCCTCTAACGCCTGGACAATAATAGCTTGAAACAACCTATGCTCAGATAATGCTTTAGGTTTAGTAAGTTCCATAGATAACTTAATGCCCAAATGTTTTAACAAGCCGGGAGAGAAGCTCATAAAATTTCCTAACCTCACGTTTAGGATATTGTCGATTACGCGTGTATTTATATTGATCGAAGATTAGATCTATAAATTCAGTTCTGCCATCTCCTGACATTTTTTTTACAAACTGAACCGTCTCATCAGCTAGTTTTTTACTAGTATTGTTCGCCATTTGCATAACCACGATGCGGGAAAAGATATGGATTGGGAAAATACACCGTGGTTATACATTTTTTACGACCAGCTTTAATCCAGCAGCTTCAGCTGCTTTTTTTCTACCGAGTCGCCATCTATTCTCGATTTTCTCAAGAAAAGAAAGACTAAAATTTCCTAAACCAAAGTCATTTCCACAATACAACTGAAACATCAAACTGGTTAACTCATCATAAGTTTTTTTATTCGGACACACCATTACTAGCTTGTCCAATGCCAAATTTAATGCTTCTTCACTGCTTTTTTTAACAGCTTTACCCACAAAATATCCTTTTGTTAAAAGTTAAACATTTGTGATCGTTGTTCGGTGAAAATAAAGTGTTTTGAAAGCCCCACTTATTTCATTTAGGCTTAGGAATACGTTGATTTGATTATTAAGTTATTTAAATTTTAATTGCAAGTAAAAAAAAGGAGCCAGTCTCCCGGCTCCTTTCGATCCCTCGGTTTAAAGGTTAACCATCCAACCTTGGATCTATTTACCGTTGAGCAGCTTCTTGCCCTCAGAGAGTAAATTCTTTTTCATGTCCTCATAAGATCTGCCTTCTTTCTTAGCTATCTTATGAATTTCATCATCTACCAATTTTGCAATCATAGAGCCAGGTCTTCTAAAACCTTGTTTACCCATAGCTCTGATGATGGTGTAGGACTCAATGTCCACAGCACATGATTTCCATCTTTCTATATCCATTGTCCTATCTCCTATACGTCTTGATACTCTTTACTCTTATAAAATTCAACCAAATTAATTTTATTTTTTGGAGAAAGTCCTGCGTTATAGATACGTTCAATAATAGCCACATAATCTGCAGTAGATGTCCCTGTTAAAAACCAAGAAGATCTAGTTCTACATGCTGTTAAAAAACGTTTTGGATCAAACTTAGGATGCCTGTCCGCCACAATGTATGAACAAACCATTGATCTCTTAAATGTTTTATTCTTCACGGACTCCATGCCATAGAAGTATTTTTTTAGCTGCATCAATCGGACTCCGATACGATCGCAATGTTCAATACCACCTGCAGGGATTACAAACTGTCCTGTTTTAAAGTCATGACTTATTCTTGACCACAGTGAAGTTTGTTTTAATAAAAGGACCACAGCTTCTGCAACATTGATACCAAACTGCTGCATCTTTTGTTTACAGATTTTATAATCCATTTTATTTCTAGCACAGTGCTGATCCAAATAATTAACCATAGACCAGTTCTTACGACCTGTATTAAGTCTTGCAACATCCAATGGATCATCTGAGTCCATAATAATGTAAGGTACTTTCAGATCTAATTGTTTTCTTGCTTCTAAAGTATGTTGGCCATCAATGACTTCCATATTTTTATTTACACGAATTGGATCGTATAAATCTTTTTCAGCAATCAACTTTTTTAACTGCTCCACGTGTGTTGGATCTACAGGTCTATTACCTCTAGTTTTTTTAAACCTACTGTAATCAGTAGTTTCAAAAAATTTATTTTTTATTTGTGTGTTCATCTTTTCCTCCTTTGGGTTAGAACAGCATTGAGTAAAATAATCCACCAATAGCTAATAAAAAAACTTTTGGTGAGATTAACGTTATGAATAGAAGTAGAAAAAAATAAAAAACATTTTTATTAATCATTTCTACCCCATCTTTGAACAGCTACTGAAGCTTTGATATCTTCTTCATCTTGAATTGCTTTTAATTCAGAATAAATTAGATCCGCTGCTACCCATTCATTAATTGGATACACAGGAGCTGCATCATGATCAAACTCCAACCTCACTGTTGCTAACCTTGTACGTTGATCTTTGAAATGTTGATCAGTCGCATCAAGTTCTTTGCCATCAACAGTTAAGTGTTGGGTTTTAGATAAAATAGAGTCTATTTTTTTTATAAACTCTACAAACTCTGGTGACTTAGAATAAATATTAATTTTTTGCATTAACCCTCCAGAGTTCTATTTTTGCTACAACATGGCTTAATGCATCGTGAAATTTAATTTGGCCTTCCAAACTATCTCTCACCTTTACTGATTTGTATGGTTCGTTGTTAACCATTAATTCTAAGGTGTCCGTTTTTCGATTAAAAAAAACTGAGAACACTTCAGACTTATCTATTGATTTAGGTTTTATTTCCCATTCAGGTCTTAAAACCAAAGCCTCTTGCAAGTTTTCAGCAATACCAGCTGAAGCTTTTGTTTTGTCGTCATTCATGATAACCTCTTTGTTAGTATTCATGAAAAGATATATAATCATTTTCATGGGATATGCAAGTAATTAATAAAATAGGATAATATAGGACTATGAAATACATTTTAATACTTCATCTTTGTAGTATGATCACAGGCAAATGCGTGGAACCATATATACCTGGATATCAGTTTAAAACACATTATGATTGTGCAATTGCAGGATATGCCCTATCCCAAAGAAGCTTAAAAGAGCTAGCAAATGATGAATTTTATGGTCTAGATATGATAAATAAAGAAAAATTAGCCATTAAATTTGAGTGTAAACCTCTTGACAACGCTTAGTATTGCAATAACTACCCTTTTTGATATATAATACCACATGAAGCTATATCGCGTCCAAGCAAACTATAAAAATATATATGTTAATGAGATGCTTGAGGCTGAGAACGATAAGGCCGCTCTTGAGACGTTTGTTAAGAAAGTTGACTCAGGAGATGTAACAGAACATGAAGGTGCTGGATTTCATAATCCTGATTTTCTGTTCATAACTTTCGAGGAGGTTGACCGAGATGCAACTACAAAAGTTAATATCGGAAAAACTTCAGTTGGAGTCCAAGTGGGCACAACAAGCGTTGGAACAGGGTAGAGTTACAACGGATATGAAGTGGATCGATATAAAGATCAAAGATCTAAAAACTAAGATCAATGATCAAAGTGTTGAAGACGCGAAAGCTGGTCTTTACGATATCGCTAGTTAAAAAAAAACTAGCATTTTTTTAAAACTCATCAAATTCTTAGGCTATCCTCGTCCCTAGTCGAAAAGCATTCAGTGTCGCATCCAGATTTAAACCCCTGCTGCAGGTGATCGTCTAGAATTCAATAAAATAAAAATTTAAAAAAACTCATATGGTATAATTAGAAAAAATAAATTATAGGAGAGCAAAATGTTTGAATGGAAACACCCAAACTATTACAAAAAACTTAAAGAGCAGCAAGGTTCCGAAAATGATCAGGAGTCGGACAACAATCAGGACAAGGATGAGTCTCAAGAATCGTCAGATCCTCAACAACATAATTAAATTTAGTTCCGTTACAGGTGGGGCAAGGAATATTATTCCTTCGCCTCTCCCCAGGATCGTCCGAGGGCAATATCAACTTTGGAAGGAACTTTAAGCTCTTCGATTGCATTTTCCATTATCTCCTTAACAGCTTTTATATCAGATTCTTCATTAATTGAAAAACATAATTCATCATGAATTTGTAACAAGGGTTTATAACCTGCTTTGTAACATTGGATCATAGCTTCTTTTGTTTGGTCAGCTGCAGATCCTTGAATTAATCTATTTAAAGCTTTGTAGGTAAAGGCTCTTCTAATGTTATTACCATAAATCGCCTTAGCCTCTTCATATTGCATTGCTTTATTCATTCCGAAGGTAGCAGGCTCCCACATGTCAAATCGGCATTTACGACCCTTTATTGTCCGAATAAACCCATATTTTGAAGCAGAGCTAGACACATCTGTAGCTAATTTCTTAACAAATGGTACTCTTTCACCATATTTTGCTAATAATTCCTCAGCTCTATACTTATCAATACCTAATTCAGCAGCTAATTTGTTTTTACCCATACCATAAAATAAACCTAAATTAATTGTTTTGGCCTGAGTTCTAGTTATTCCTGCCATGTCGGCTACAATTTGATGAAAATCTGCAGATTCATTTTTATAAGCTTCAATAAATTCTGCTGCACCTTCAAAGTGATCATTCACTGATGCTGCGTAGTGAGCAACTAATCTTGGTTCTTGTTGAGAGTAGTCAAAGCTACCCCATTGTCTTCCTTCTTCAGGTAAAAATAAACTTCTAATCTTATCTCCATATTCTTTATTTCTTGCAGGAATCTGTTGCAAGTTAGGGTTCGAATATGATAAACGTCCAGATACAGTTCCACCTTGGTCAGATCTTAACTGGTTTATTTCAGAATGAATTCTACCTTTGTGAACATATCTTTGAATGGAGTCTATGAATGTTGAATGAAATTTATTTATTTCTCTTGCTTGTCTTATTAGTTGCGCTATTGGGTTATCACAGTTTACTAGCCAGTTTTGCGTAAAGCTTGGTTCTCCGCTTTTCGGTGTCCGTGGATAGTCTACACCCATTCGATCAAACACCTGCGCTACAGATCGAGCAGCCCAAATATCTACATCTAAAGTAGTTTGTTTTTTTACATCATGTAAAATTGATTTTTCTTTTGCGACAAATTCTTTTTTAAGAGTTGCTGCTTTTTCTTCATCAACTCTTATACCTCTACGTCTTGTATCAATTAAAATAGGTAACAGCTCCATCTCCATGTCCCAAACATCATGTAAATTTTGTTTAGAAATTTCTGATTTAAATCTGTCCCATAATCTTAAGGTTAAACCCGCATCTTGTTCAGCATAAAATCCTACATAACCTGCAGGTAATCTCCAAAGATCTGCTTTAGGATCAATACCCCATTCTTTAGCTTTTTCATTTAAAAAAATTTCGTTTTTAATTTCACCTAAATAATCTTTAGCACATGCATTTAAACTAAAACTAAATCTATTTTCGTTTATGATTGCAGCAGCAATCATGGTATCAATAATTTTACCTCTGATTTCAAATCCATTTACTAATAACCAACCGACATCATAACTTGCATTATGAAAAATTTTAGGACAAGGTAGTTTTAAAATGTCTTGCATCCAAGCAGTGGTGATGGCAAGATCCATATTACCCCCTGCGTCATGAGCAATGGGAAAGTACCATTGTTGACCAAGAGCTGCTACTGCAAAACCTACAATATGTCCATCAAAAGTGGCCCAACCAGACCCTTTAGTTTTAATATTCGGATCCTTAGTTTCTAAGTCAATCGCAATCTCTGGTGCTTTAGATAAATCAGGATACTCAGCAGGAGCAATCCAATCACTATCATTATAAATAAAATTTAATTGATGTGTCATTAGTTTTTTAATTTGGGTACAGCTTGTTCTACATTTAAGTTCATTAAAGCATCTTTTGTAGAAATACCTTCATGGAACATATAACATTCTCCACAATAGTAAACCTTTTGATGTATAATTACAGCATAAGCTTCATCACAATCTTCACAAACAATTCTATTATCTCTTTTTTTTGGCATCTATATCCTTCATTTTCTTTTTCTCTAACTCACAGTAATGGATAATTTTATCTAAATCTTCAATACCATTTTTATTTAAATATCTACATACATATTTCACAACATTACCTTGAAAAAAAGATAAATTATTTTTTGAAATAAATTCATACGGTTGAATATGAAACTCTTTGTAGTGATTCCCGCCTATTTGTTTATCTTGTGGAAATGCTTCATCAAACATATTTTTATTTGTCATAGTTAGCCTCGTATTGTTTAAAATATTTTCCAAGTGGAAAGTTATATTGATGGTAAGTACCTAACAAATGCAGCGTGTTTTTAGATCTAGTAGCACCTGTGTACCAAACTCTAAGTTCTTTTACCTTATCTGTTAAATTCTTTTTATCATAGTGTGATGGAAAATTGCATTTGCTCGCCAGGACAACATTATCTGCTTCTCCACCTTTAACTTGATGGATTGTATCTATAATTATTTTAGGTGGTAAATTTAAATCTACACCTTCACTCATTAGCTTTTGAAAATACTGCTTATCTTTGTCCTTAAATTTTCTCTTAAAGACCTGGCTCCAATGACCTTTTTCATCGCGCATACCACACCTTAAATGTAATTCATCAAATGTAAAGACTTGATTTGGGTGTGCGAAACTCCACTTTTTACTGTCCGTTGACCGGTAGCCGTGATCTATGTTTAATAGATATTCATACATGGTGCAGGCTTCTTCTCTATTGATTGCACCACCCTCACATATTTTTTCCCAAAAATTTATTGCATGATACTGGTTTGGATCAAATGATTTATTATTTTTTTGGTCTTGGTAATATAAACCTAAATCTCTAGCTTCCTGCTGCAGCTCTTTCTTAACATCATTAATTCTAGCCAACACCATCCAATCTCCCTCAAGATCCCAAGGTATTTTTTTCAGGCCACCCCATCTATAAATTTTACCTTCTTTACCATTAGAATAAAATTCTTTTTCTATTCTGTTATCACCCATAGACTTTAAAAGACAATTAGAAAAGTAATGTATGTTTTTATTTAATCGAACACTTTTTTTTAATACTAGAGATCTTCCAGGAAAGTTTTGGAATAGTTCTACATCAGCACCATTCCATTCATAGATTGCCTGGTCATCATCACCTGCAATATAAACTCGGTCTACTGCTTTGGCTAACTTCACCACTAGATCCCATTGCAACGGTGTTAAATCTTGAGCTTCATCAACCATCAATACTTTAAAAGGTATTGATACACCATCATCAATAAACTTTTGTACCATATCGGTAAAATCTAATCTGTCCGGTGTCCGTCCTCCACCTTCCAACTCCATTGTTTTAAATTGTTCGTAACCTGCAATAATAGATTTAAATTGTTGTAGCCTTACAGATTTTCTTGTTTGTTGTTTGTACAGCCACACAGGATCCACTTTCATGTTTCGTGCTCTATCATAAATTTGCAAAGACCAATTGTTATAAACTTTTTGATCATCATGGCCATCTTTGTAATTAACTTTTACAGTTCCATATTGAGTATGGAACATTAATAAATCTGCTTTAGGATCTAGTACGGGAATTTCAGCAAACTGTTGTCTTGCCAAAGAATGTAATGTTCTAAAATATTTAAAATCATCTTCGTCATATTCTTTAAATCTTTTTCTAACTCTTGCTACACATTCATTTACAGCTTTGTTAGTAAATGAGATATAACATATTTCATCTGGGCTGTAACCTTGTTTAAGATAACGCTGTACTCTTTTGAGTAAGTTCTCAGTTTTACCAGTTCCTGGTGGTCCAAATATTTTAATTGTCTTCCCACGAAGCTTTTGCTTTAACGAATTTGACATCTTTGTTTTTATGCTCACTTTGTTTTGGTAATGCTACTACCCAATGTCTAGATTGAATTCCTTTAAACTTAGACTTAGGTTGTGCACCTCCTGTTTCTAAAAATCTTGTACATTCTTTTTCGTTCCAATTATAACCCATTTTTTTCATAAAGTTTTTAAAGGTTTCTAACTTGAATCGCATCTCCACGTCATCTTTCCAAATGTTACCAGAATCTATTTGATCAAACTCAGTGGTATCCTCAACGTCTTCTAAGAATCTTGTCATTCTAGAATTAAATACATCTTCAAGTTCCTCAATACCATCAAAGCCTTCCATGTCTTGTTTGTTAGACATTAACTCTTCTAACCAATCTCTATATGGATCTGGATCTCTTTTGGTTGGTTTTAATGATCTCCAAACAATATCATAGTTCAGCAGCGCTTCACCAAGTAGTTGCTGTTGGTATAATTGTTTTGTTGAAAGTCTAATTGATTTACCTTGTATCGGTAATATCCAATAAGGTTCTGGATATGAATTTACCTTTGTAAGTTTACCAACTTCAGGTAAAGCTTCGTTCTTACCAATACCATGCTTACGCCTTAAACATGTTGCAGATGAACAATGCATTCTAGCAATGGATGTTTTACACTTATATGTATATTCTTTATTTTCAACACCTTTAAAAATATTATTTAATTCTTGTGGGTGAAGTGGCTCACTACAAACTTTAGTCATCATATTTCTAGTCCAATCCTCATACATCACTGGATCTGGATTTATTTTTTTAGCCAGCACCGCTACGTTAAACATCGCATCATTTCTCCCTTCACCTTTATTAACCTTATTTTTCATAAAATTAACTACACATGGTGGGTAGTCTTTTGTTTCGTCATCTTGAAATATTTTTAACTTTTTAAATTGTGCAGGAGTAAGCCTGTATTCAGATACAAACTTAAATAAATTTTCTAATTTAATTGAGTTACCATTATTGTCCATTGCAACTCTGGTAGTCATATGAGCTTTTTGATAAGGCAGGTTTACAAAATTGCCTTTTCTTTTTTGATCCCAATCTTCAGGAGATAAATCTACTTCATCCTGTGCAGGATAAATATCTGTAGTCGTATCATTAACACCTAAATCTGATGCGATCTCTAATAATTTTTTTCGCATTTCAGATGCAGCAACAACACCATCAATAAATAAAATTAAATGGAGTCCGTTGGACTTTGATCTGAATGGGACGAGTGGGTACTTCCTTTTCCGTATAACCGATATAACTTCTTTATGTTGTATATTGTAACGATCAACATCGATGACCCCCCAAGAGCATGTATTATCATCTCTAATGGGAACACTTCCATAATATTTTTCTCCTTTTAAATGTTCAAGCCAATGCTCTTTAGTCATTGGCTTAGGTTCAACCCAATGTCTGAATTCTTGCTTACCATCACGGTCGCGTCTTTGACCTAATGGCTTTGAAGCACCAAAATATGTAGAAGAGCCCTGGAAGAGTTCTACAAACTCCTCCAGGGTTTTGTCAAGTAGGTCCATATTAGAATGGAGTTTTTTCTGCTTGATCTTCGTTTTTGTGGTTAGCTCTCACAGCACCTTTTTTACATGACTCATAAAAGTCAAAAGCTGCTTTAATTGTTTCTTCGCTCTCCACCTGTCCGATATGCTCAATCTCCCAACCATACCAAGAACCTAAATTATTCTTTTCAAGAACAGTTTTAAGTTTGTATGTTTGAGTAAATGGTGCAGGTCTAAAAAAACCTTTCCCATCTTTACTCTTTTGTCTAAGAGACATCATCATTGAATTCCACTTTTTAGATTTTTTTCTTTGAGTAGATTTCATAGTGATTAAAGCCGTAGACGATTTATCTGGTTCCACCACCATTACATAGTGAGAAGCAGTTTCCTCTACGTAGTTACCATTTTCAAGTCTATCTTTACCTTTTTCGTCTCTGGTAGTTTTAGACATGATATCCGAATCAGCAGGATAAACATTTACAGGAGCAACAGCACCTTTATCTCTATCCTTCCATTCGATGTATTCGAGTTTATAAAAACATGGAATAACAGTAATACCCCCTGCTCCATCATATAACTCATTAGTCACAGTGTTGTAGATCATTCCTGGTCTAGCATCAGCTATAAATTGACTATCACCTTGTGTGACTTGAGGTGAAAGTTGTCCAAGAACTTTCAGAAATGGTAACGCTAAACTATTTGAATCTACGTTATCAAATCCTTCGTCAGCGAACTGCTCAATATTAATTGAGGCAAGTGCGCCAGCATCTTTTTTAATCGCTACTTCGTTCGATTGTCCGTCTTTTAACTTCATATTATTACCTATTATTTGTTAGTTATTTTTGTTTTATTTGCGATGTACACACCGAACAAATCAAATGGTAATTCCTTACCTGTTTCAACTTGTTCTTTAACAAACGCCTTCAAAGTCATTGGCTCAACTTTTTCTTTTTTACTATAAGCAAAGCCATTCTCTTCGCAGACCTTTATTAATTCAGAGACTTGGTTGTCTTGACCTCTGTTAAATGAAGCGGTAACGGTATTCTTAATTAAGTCTTCGAACCCTTTACCTCTTAACCAACTGAAGGCTTCCTCAACACGTGACTCAGGAATTTTTGCTGCATAGAAAGGTTTAACTTCTACAGTTGAACCATCTGCTAATTTCAGCAAAGATACACCAGCTTCCTGCATCATCTCTGGAATTACTCTCTCTTCTAAATCACGTGCTTTGTTTTTTAAAAGAGATAATTTTTCTTCTTGATCTTTAATCTGTTCATTCAGATTTTTCAAATGATTGCATTTATCAGAAATAGATTTTACACTATCTTGATTAATGTCAATGTTAGACATTTTTTCAATATCCATATTTTCCTCCTGTCGCCTCATTATTTTATTTTCTTGACCTTTGCAAGTAAAAAAATATATATCAATCAAGATGTGGAAATACCCGTATAAGACTAAACCATATGAGCATCAAAAGAATGCTCTCAACCAATCTGCTGAGAAAGTCCAGTGGGCGTATTTTATGGAGATGGGTACAGGCAAAACAAAAGTTACTATTGATAATTTAGCTTATCTATTTTTTAAAAGAAAAGTTACTGCAGCATTAATTATTGCTCCCAAATCAGTTTATTTAAACTGGGAGAATGAGATAGAAACCCATATGCCAGAAGTTCTTAAATATAAAATTTATAGATGGAATGTTGATAAACCTAAAGATTATTTAGAATTAGAAAAATTTAAAGACTTAAAAATATTTTTAATTAACGTTGAAGCTCTTTCAACTAAAAGAGGTTTTGATGCCTGTAAAGAATATCTAGTTAAAAATACCCAAAACTTTGTAACGTTGGATGAATCAACCACCATAAAAAATAGATCAGCAAAAAGAACAAAGAACATTTTAGGATTGCAAAAATTATCGCAGGTAAGGCGAATATTAACAGGATCCCCAGTAACAAAATCTCCATTGGATCTATATACACAATGTCAGTTTTTAAGTCCAGAATTATTAGGTTTCTCTAGTTATTTAGCCTTCAGAAATAGATATGCTGAAATGACTGATATACCAGTCGGATCAGGCAGATATATCAGTGTACCTAAATACTATAAACGATTAGAGGAGCTGGAAACTAAACTTAAACAATTTGCTACACGTATTCGTAAAGATGAATGCTTAGATTTAAAACCTAAAGTTAGGCAAAAAAGGTACATAGAACTTGATGGTGATGGTAAAAAAATTTATGAAAAACTTAGAACCAATGCATTAGCTATTGTTGAAGACAGCACTATATCATTTTCAAATAAACTTACTGAAATTATAAAACTCCACCAAGTGTGTAATGGTTTTACTAAGAATGATGATGGAGAAATTATGACTTTACACAAATCTAAATTAAATGCTCTTGATGAAATTTTAGAAGAGACAGATGGTAAAGTAATTATCTGGGCTAATTATATTTATAACATAAAAGAAATTATAGAATTTTTAGAAAAGAAATATGGTAAAGAAGCAGTGGTTAGTATATATGGCGATGTAGATGTTCAAACTCGTAAAGAAGCTGTTAGAAGAATTCAAGAAGATGATGAAACAAGATTTCTTGTTGGTAATCCTACTACTGGCGGTTTTGGTCTTACCCTTACTGCTGTTAACACAGTAATTTATTATTCTAATAATTACAATTTAGAAGTGAGAAAACAGTCAGAAGACCGTGCTCATAGAATGGGCCAAAAGGGAACTGTAGTTTATATTGATATTGTTGCACGAAATACATTAGATGAAGCTATAATGAAGTCTTTAACAAGTAAAGGGCAGATCGCTGCTAAAACTTTAGGTGAAGAAGACCTAAGAGACTGGTTGCTGTAGTTTGTGAAATTGTTCTACTCTCTCTAAAAACTTATCTCCATATTCCTTTAATTGAGGCTCTGAGAGCTTAAATTCTTGATATTGTAGGTCTCGGGTACAGATTGCTATTACACCCTGCTCTATGGGGCCATAATTGGCCGTATGGGCTAAATAATAGGCACCCAACTGAAGTTTATAATCTTCTACCCATTCTTCTTTTTTTGGTTTATTTGCTTGTTTCCAGTCAATAATACTAGGTTTTCCATATGCAACAGCAGTTAAATCACATGTTCCTGCATATTTATTTTGATACTCTAGACTTATTTCATTACCCCACACCTCTTCAATTTTAATATTATCCAATATTGTTTTAGCCATCATTCTAGGTTTAGCACCTTCTTCCATAGCATTGTAGTATCCTTGTCCATTTAAAGTATATTCTAATACCTGGTGCATCTCAGTTCCGATGGTGCTGGCTTGTCTCATAATACGATCAGCTTCTGCATCTCCAACTTTCCTTCTCCAGTTATCTAAAAATCTTCTATCTTTAGTTGCACTAAGAATAGTGGTTACACTTGGTACTTTGATATTATCAACCAAGTATTTTCTTCCTGTGGTATCTGAGAATCTATTATAATGTTTGTAGGGATATTTTTTTACTAACTTCATTAGAAGTTAATACTTAAAAATGTTGTGAAAGTACAGCTAAAAGT